GGATGCTTTATCATAAGGTTTAGCATAATCTAAATTCCATAATTGTGGCTCTTCTAAATTAGAAATAAATTCTTTAGCTGATTTAACTTCATAATCTTTTAATTCTTGTTTTTCATCTTTATCAACTTGTTGCGTATCTTTAATTAATTGTTGTACTTGTTGAACATTTTGTTCACTTTGTTCACTATACTCTTGAATGTTTTCAACAGTTTCACCAATAAATTCTCTTGTAGTTTCAACACCAGAACTAATTGCGTCACTTGCTTTACCGACAAATTCCATTGTATTGTCAACAACATTATCTGCAATTTCAATTCCAGTTTGTTTTACTTCTTGTGCTGTTTCAATAACTTCTTCTTTAACATCTGCAATACCGTCATTTATTCCTCTAGCGTACGGTTGAATATTGTATTTTGCTATATCAAAAATACTAGACTTTTTTTTTATAAGATAATCTGCTTCTTTATTTCTTCTAGTATTAAAATTATCTCCAAAATTTCTTAGTTCACTTTCTACGCCTTCCCAATTACCAGACGTAACGTGTTTCCAAAAAGTCGGTGTTCGTTCAAAACTTCCATATTGGAAACCAACTGAAGCAATAACTGTTTGTTGTTCTTTAGTTAAATCTGCAAACAACAAGCCTGTGTCTGCTTCATATTTTTTTGCTATTTGATTAGAATATTCTTTACTTACTGCTGCGTTAAGAATGTTAGCTTCATCTTGAGTAATAATTAATTCGCCTGCCGCTTTTGCTTCCATACCACTTAAACCAAAAAACGGTTGTAATTTATTAATAATACTTTCTGGAACTCCTAGATGTTCAAAAAAACTTCTATCTTTTTCTTTTAAATCAATACCTTTAGCAATGGTTTTACCAGAGTTATCGGTAGGAACATTTCCTTTAAGAATATTTCCTTCTAGTGTTCCAATAAACTCCCAATCAATATCATATGTTGCCATTAGTTAACCTTTAATTGTTCTGTTAATTGATTTTTCTTTTGTAACGAAGAATTTTCAATTAAAATTTTCATGTCTTTATCTTTCTTCATCATTTCTTCTATTGAGCCATCAATAAAATCTCCAGTGCCAACAATTACAAATTGTCCATCTGGTGTCATAACTGGTAGTTGTGAATCTTTTTCTGTTAATACTAACAATCCACTTTTAAATGGACGCATAACTAAATCTTCAGCGTAATATTTTAAATCACCTTTTCTATCTTTTACTAAAGGAATGTCGCCTTCGTTAAACCATCCGTCTAGTTTTCCTAATTCTTTATATTTTTCCATCCAAACAATTTCAAATTTCTTTGCTATGGCTTGGCTCTTTTCAGTTAATTTATTTGCGTCTGCTTCTGGAAAAGATGAATTGTTTATTAAAACTCCATCAACTAATGTATGTCTAGAAGCTACTTCTGCAATTGCAAATTTAATAGCGTCTTCTTTTTTCATACCTGCTGATACCATTGCTGTCGCTGTCATTGTTGCTCTTTGTTGAATTAATGTCATATCAACATCATCCCAATCAAAAGCTTTTTGTTTTTTGGTAAATATTTTAACCCAGTCTGGTAAATCTTCTTTATTAAATCCAATAATTCCTGTTATCCACGGAATACCTTCATCAAACCATTTATCAAAATTATCTTTAACATCATCATAAATTTCTTGTTTATTCATTTTAAGGTCAGCATATTTTAATGTTGGATTGTTTACTGCTTGATAAGCTTTTAACATGGCTCTTTCTTTACCCATGTTAGTGTTTCTCATAAGGTTGTTAACAATTTCATAAAATGTTGCTGCGTCTGTTCCTACATATTTCGTAGGAATGTTTTCACCATAAATGGCTCTTAATTGTTGGTATCTTTCAAATCCTCTAGTTGCAATATCAATACCACTTGGGTCTATAGTATCTTCATTGCCTGCAACTTTAATGACATTAATAGAGTCAAAACCCATTGTAATTTCATTTTTCCAAGTTGGATGTTGTATGCCGTTACTATCTAACATTTTTTGTGTTAGTTGAAACATTGTAAATTCTTTTAATTCTTTTGGAATTTCTCCTGTTGCTACTAAATTATTTACATGAGGTTCTAAAATAGTTTTTTCCCATACAATAATAGAGTCATTAATATCATCATTACTAAGACCTATTTTTGTTTCATTATCTTTATTGACATAACTAACTTCATCTTTTTTATACGCATGACCTTTAGAAATTAAATCTACGCCAATTGCTAATTTACTTGATGTAGCTAGTTTACCCTTAATAGCTGAAATAATTTTAGTTGCTTGTTCTTGTGTTTTTGGTGTTCTTAAATAAGAAGGTAACTTACCGTCTTTACCTCTTTTCATTGTAAGATAAGTTACAATGTCTGTAAGCATTTGAGGGTCAGTAATTAAACCAGTATCTTTTAAATCTACTACTTGTTCAAAATAATCTAATACTTGTTTGTTCCATTCATCTTTATTGATAAACTTTTCATTAACAACTTTATCTGTTCTTAACTCTTCTAAATTTTTAACTCTAGTAGAACCATGAATAATTTTTTCTTCAAATTGACCACCTGGACCAACTTTTTTAGTTTCAACATAGCCACCACCTTGTTCCCATGCTTTAGCAATAATTTGAAACGTAGCTGCATTCGTTTGTCTATTTAATTGTAAACCTTTTGCAATAGATTGTTTTTCTTCTAATCCTAATCTCATTTGGTTCATAGAGTCAGTGTATGCTCTAGTATAAGATTTATCTTGTGTTTCTAAATTTCTTAATGGATTACCGTCTTTCGTTTGAAACAAGCTATCTATATCTAGATTAGCCATTGCGTCACCTTTTTCATCACCACCAGTTATATTATTAACTTGTGTTTGAACATTATTAAAATCTTCAATAGCGTGTGCTAAACCAAAATTAGAATTAACAATTGCTTGAGTGTAATAACCTTTTAAGTTTGCAACTCTAGGGTCACCTTTATCTATTAATTTTTTAATTTCGTCTGGGTCTGTAATACCTTGTGCTTTTAAATTATCGAAAACATCTTGTGCTTCATTTTGTTGTTCAGTTTTATAAGCTTCTGTAAAGTTAGCAAAATCTTTATTAAAGTTTTTTAGCGCATTAGAAATCTGATTTAATTCACTATCTTTAGCTTCTCTAGGTCTGCCTGTAGAAGTTGATTGATAACGAATGGGTACGTATTGTGATTTATATGCCATGCTTTATCCTTTAAAATATTTTCTATTTGGGTTACTTCCATAATCTGCACCGGCACCTGCAATATTAATTGCTAATGCCATGTCACTAGGTTCTACTGGGACTGGAAGATTATTAATTGTATTTGCGTAAGAAGCATAAGCTTCGTTTTCTTGTCTATTGAAAGATAACATATCTTTAGTGAACGCCATGTTAACATCCATAAATTCTTTATCTGTGTCTGTGCCTACGTCTTTATATATTGCTGTAGCGTTACCAACATTAAGTGCCAATTGTTTTGACATCTCTGCAATCTTTTCTCTTTTAATTGCAAACTTTTCTGCTGATTTTTCTTTTGCTGCATTTATTTTACTTTGGTCTATTTGTCCGTAGTCATCAAACAGAGCTGCACTCGCAGCATTTTTAGCATGAAAATTTGAAACAGAAGTTCTATAGGCTTGTTCTTTTTTAGCGTTATGGTCTGCAACTGCACTTACCACATTTAACGCAAAGCCTGCTTCTGCTGTACACATATTATTTTAACTCCTTCATTACTAATATAAAATTTAATTTTTCATGTCCGTATGGTAACTTTTTCTTTGGTTCAAATCCTAAAAACTGTAACCATTTTAAAGTTTCCCAATTACGTTCATCTACAAAGTTGTAAAGATATTTATAACCTTTACCCATTTCGTTTACCCAATGAGGACATTCTTTTAAGAATTGTCTTACATGGTTTCTAAGTTGGTCACTTGATAACATCCAAGCAACTCCATAATCTTTTTCAAATTCGCATGGCGTTGAGCCAAACATACCAATTACACCTTCTTCTTTTGTTCCTAAGATTGTATAGTTTTTTGCACCTTCATAAGTAAAGGGAAGAACTAATGCTTTTAACGGACTTAGGTTATCTGAAGCTTTTATTTCACGTCTATCTGCTAGACGCATTTTAGGTGCTAGGTCAATACAGTCTTTAACAACTGCTTCCCTTACACATTTTTCCATATTACATCCTTCTATTTCTTCTATGGTAATATCCTTCAATTTCTGCTGATATAAAGTGACAAGGTAAATGTGAACTAGAAATTAATTTACAAACAAAATCTGTATTCTTACATTGTATCGGTATATTAAAAGTTCCACTTGCCATATTAGGTTGTCCAATTACAGAGGACGAAGAATTAATTACATTACCAGACATTTCATAAGAGGATAAACTTCTTCCGTCTGGTAAAACTGTTGCTTTAAAAAATCCACTATCTTGATAATCTACACTCAGTGTTCTTATTTGAAATCTTCCAGAAGTTATTGCAATTTGTCCAGTTGCACCTTGCTCTCTTACATATGGTTTTGAAAATTCATATAAAGATTCAAACGTACTTCCAAAAATACATGAAGTATGATTACCTTTAACTACTACTGTAGTTCCACTTTGACTATCAATTGTTAAGTCTGCACCATTTGTTGCGTCAATTGCTAATAACGTTTGGTTATGTTCATACGGAATAGTAAATGTAGTTTTATCCGTTGTACTGTTATAACTTCCAGTTAATATAGCTGTTTGCATATCTACACTAATTGGAAATGCTAAAGAATTGAAATTTGGATTTCTTAAATCTATTCTTAATAATTTTAAATTTGTTTTTTCATTAACTAATAAATAAATATAACTATCAAAAGCTTCGGCTGATACAATTTGCATATTATTAAAAGTAAATGTGGACCAGGCAGATTGTACTTTTTTATCTGCGTCCCAAAAATATTTGTAAATAAACATTTTACTAGCATTTGTTCCAGTTACATTTGAACTTGGGGTATAAGGCGCTGTATTAGTTGTATCTAAAGTATCGTGACAAAGTACAACCATTGTATCTTCAATGTTGTTAGACACAAGCTTGTATGCATTACTTGGAAGTAAAGTGTTTACTCCAATTGTAATATCAAGACCGTCATTTGTTAACGTATCATCATCTGCAAAATATTCTGTTATTGCAGTTTTGTCATTTCTCTTTTGTGCAAAGTAAACAAATTTTCCTGCTGACTTTGGTGCTACTTTAGTATCATGTGCAAACGTACTAGTTTTAGATAGTACGGCTGTAGTTGGTGTAATACTATCACCAGAGGATTCTAAAATATATTGTGACTCTGCTGAAAATAATAAAAGTTGTTCATTAAAATCTATAGAGTTATAAAGTTTATTTACTGTAGTACCACTAGCTGCAATATCAATTGGGTCAGTATCTAAAACGTCTGTACCAGTTGTTACAAAGAAATTATAATACTCACCATTTTCTGACATAACTAAATTTTGATTAGAAATAATTCCAAATCTATTTTGAAAGAAAGTTAAATTATTTATTTTTTGTCCTACAAAACTTGGTGCAGGGTTTGTGTCCATGTCGCCTGCTACTCTATCTGTCCAAGTACCTTTACTAAAAGTAAATGTATTATTATTGTTGTTAATTAATTGATGTGGCATTGTAGTATCATCAAGACCAACTTTTACACCTGGTCCTATAGTTTCTTTCCAAACACCATTAGATACAAAATTTACATAATAATCGGAAAGTGTATCACCTTCTTCACCAGTAATTTGAATAATCATATTTGGTTTTGCGTAATAAGGTAAATCAGTAAAATCTTGTATAGCGTCTTTTACTGCGTACATAGCCTGGTTACCAAAACCATCTGTCGTTTCAATTCCAAACGTTCCACTAGAACATGAAAGATAAATAGTATTTCCATATTGAGCATTAGTAAATGTTCCTGTAATTCCAGAATAGTTTGCTAATCCTTGTGATGTACTTAATGTTGCGCCTGTATCTGCTCTTACAGTTTTAAATCCTATTCCGTCTGCACTACTAGACCAGTGTGAAGACGCTGTTCCATATAATAATATATGAGCAATCTTTTCCGTATCTCTAAATTTTCCATCTGTTGAAGCGTCATTACCAGTTGGCATTTGAAACATAACTTCTATTGGATAAGACCACGTAGAATGATTTAAAGTTACACTATACTGTCTACCGTATTGTGAACTTTTAACATAGACTAAAGCTTCTTGTACTTTTGCTGCTGTTGTAGCTGTGTCTTCTGCTACAGTTTTTTGAGCGTTAGATACAAAAGTATAATCTGCAATGTTTGTAAATTTAAAATCTTCTAAAGGGTTTGTGGAAGTTAAGTAAGAAGTACCATCTGGAAAACTAACAGTTTTTTCATTACCGTCTAAATCAAATACTTTAACTCCTTGGTTATAAAATATAGCAACGTATTGATTGTTTGCGTCTCTGTTAATCCATTGTACTGCACAATTATTAGGGATAGCTTGGTTAGCTAGTAGGTTAGCGACAAATTGAGTGCCTGCTCTTTTAGATAAACCGTCAATAATATTAGATTGAAAGTTAATTTGGTTCTCAGCTTGAGATACATTTCTCTGTACTGGGTTTTGTTGGCTGACACCATTTATTAAGTTAGGTATAGACTGAGAAATTAATGCCATTGTTTAACTCCTCGATGAACGTTTATGACCACGATTAGCAATGTAATTCATATTGTATTCATCTTTTAAAATGTTTGCGTCCATTGCTCTTGAGTCTGCTTGTTCAAATTGAACGTGTGCTTCTTGCTCATCTATATTTGCTAATTTAACTAATTGGTCTGCGCCTATGTATCGAGCTGCAAATCTTCTTGAAGCTTTAATTGTAATATATCTTCTTGCATATTCTGGAAGATGTTCAAATTGTTGTATTAAAACTTTATCTATCATTGGGTCTTTAGTGAAAACATCTGTATGATTTTTTAAGTCATATAAAAATCCATTTCTTATTGTGTATTGATATAAGTATTGATACGGTCTTGAAGCTTCTGCTTGAACACAATTTGAATCTAAAGGTACTTTATTATTTGTATCTCTAGTTTGTGTTACATCAAATTCTCTATTAAAATACCATCCTTGAGATTGTACACTCATAGATGTTTCGTCTAAAATATTTATTGCTACGGCAACGTCTGTTCCTATGTTTCCAGTTATAGCGCTGACAGGAGCCTCTCCTATAAAAGAGAGCATAATATTTATCGCCTGTAATTCGGTTGTCGCTGTAATTTGTGTTGCCATGTTTTTCCTTTTTTAAATTAAAGTGGGGGTTTCAGTCTCCCTAGACCCCCACTCCTTATAAGTATAAATACACTTAAATATTAAGCGTCTTTAATTCCTACTGCCGCTTCAGGTCTTAGAACTCCGTGACCCATAGCGTATTTAGCTACCATTAAAGTACCTTGTCTTCTGATGTCGTATTCCATCTCAGTAGCCAAGTCCATTAACTTGACAGTTCCAATTGCACTTGGGTGTGAAACTAAAGCTTCGAAGTTAGTTAGGTTAACTGCTTGAGGTGTTGAACCACCTTGAGTAGCCGAACCTGCGTCAACTCCTGAACTTACGTTTGAAGCCACAAAGTGTGGGACAGGAACTAAAGTAATTCCTGCAATCTTCTGAACTGTACCTTCTGCGATTGAACCTCTTCCACTAAAGTCAACGTTGATTGCATTAGTTGCGTTAGCTAATTTGTAGTACATTTCTGGTTTTAGAAATGCTACTCTTCCTTCAGCCGGAACATAGTTCTCGTCTAAAGTTTTAGCTGCGTCAAACAATGAATCAATCATTCCATTAGCTGAAGTTGCTGCTGTTGCACTTGCAATGTTAGCGTTAGTTAGAACTGTACCTGTAGGGTATCCAGAGTCACCAACGTTAGCAGTTGTAGTTAGAGCTGCTTGTCCAATAGTTTGAAGGATGTGTTTGTCTTTTGTAAAAGCTAATGCTCTACCTACCTCGTTAGAATATGCGCTTCTAACTGAGTAGTGATTCTTAGCTTCTTCTAGGTTTGATAAAAACACATGAGAGATAAGTAAATCGTTTATAGTGATTACTTTCTCGTTATGGTTAATATCTTTACCTAATATTTCAGCACCAGGCGTGTGATACTCTGCATCAACTCTACCCATGACTGGGAAAGTTGCGCTTTTTCCGGAAGCGATACTTCTTACCATATCTCTTCCTTCAGTCTTACTTGCTCTTTCGAATGAAGTTAAAACTTCTCCGGCAAAAACTTTCAGAAACAGAGCGTCTTCAGAGCCGGCACTATTG